CTAATTCAGTGCTGAATCTTGACGCAGTTACTATACCATCTGAATCCATATCAAATCTTGGTCCATTCATATCTCTATATTCTTGGAACGAATTATAGTTTGCATCGAATACAGCACCGGTAATTGATGCTACCGAAGCCAAGTTTCTGTATGGATTAACTCTTTCTGCGTATAGATCTGAATCTAAATCATCTATGCGTATTACAGAAAGTGGTTCAAATATACCAAAGTTAACATTTGCTACGGTTTCAAAGATTCTATTACCTGCAGCAGAGTCTTCTATTGATAGTGGCATTGTAGCAAGGTTATCTCTAAGATCAATAATCCCCTCAAGAACTAGATCAGCAGCTACATACCAACCGGCTGGGTGTACAAACTTTTTATAGAGTGCCTCCCAAGTAGCAATACCGACACCTGATTTAATAAGAATAGAATGAATTTGAAATCTTTTATCGTCTTGTATAAATCTAAGCGAATCCGGACCAATTCTTGACTCATTAATAATAAACATATTATTCTTAGGATATTCTACATCAACTTCTTCGTTGAAGAATGCCCTAAAAAATGTTTTAGCTGAATTAAGCGAACCCTTTTCTCTGTACAACGTTGCAAAGAGTTTGCCGACTAATCTGGGATTAATATTAAAATCTGCCGTCTTTGTACCAAGACCAGTCTCTTCGAATATTGAATCTATTCTAACAAGCTCTGCACTGTTTAAATCTCTTGCCTGATAAAGTGCAGTAATAAAGTAACTAAACCCACTGCCATCACGATCCATTTCGTCATAGTACGATTCTAAAAATGCTACTAAACTTGGATACTCTGTGGCAAAATGCTCAGGTAGCACTTCTTTGACTTTACTACTAATAAAGTTAGCTGGTACTCTATCAATATGATCTAATAAAATAGACATTATAGATTAACCTTGATTCTTTCATAATCTATATTTGCTGCAGAGAATGATGCGACTGTATCTAGACTTAGTATAAAGTTTCTAAGAGGTCTAATGGTACTTTGATTGGCAGGTGTTGCTGATATTTTAATTTCTGTAGCCGATCCAACAATACCATCTGGTGCAAAGCCTACAAGGTTGACCGTGCCACCTGTACTGTTATACGTTCCTACGTTTGTTACAACAGTTAGATCAGTAGAAACAGACACTACTTCTAAAACATTACTATTTAATTTATTTCTAATACGACAATCTTGATTAAACAGTCTAAACAAATTACTAGTAACAATACGATCTACTGATGATGGTGCAGCTATTCCTACAGGAAATTTAACATTATAAGGATTAGACTGAGATAATGTGGGCGTAAATCTTCTTTGTATTTTTACATCCATTTTACAGTTTAGAATTGCTTCAGATAAATCATCAATGTCTGCTATGATACTTGATCTTCTGAATACCTTGTTAAATGTTCCTAGATTTGTAGTAAAGTAATTTTTTACTAAAGTATTTACTTGGCCTTCTATAGCAGCAGGAGTAGTGGTAGAAAGTGACGGGTTAAAATTAAACGTTGTAGATGCTTCTATAAAACAAGTCTGTGCATCAGAAAACTTTGTATCAATTGACATAATTGATCGATTGGCCGAAAGATCATTTACAATATCGCTTTCAACTTGTGCTCTGGTTGCTGCATCTGTACCTGTTTTGTAATTTAAAGAAACGTATGCACAACCATAACTTGGCGGATCATTATCTTCTCCACCCCATGCTGTAGATCCATTAAGATAACTTCCGTAATTAGCATTAATAAGTGCTATATAATCTTCTGCTGTTACAAGTCTATTTTGCGCTGCAAATTGTATTGGTGCATTCTGTTTAATTGAATCAATAGATTCTTTTACTGCACCACCAGATGATCTTGATACTGCAGTTGCATTAACTGCCACGTTAGTCGAGCCCATAGTTATATTTGATTGTGCTGTGAATGATGCAGCTCCGTTACCGGCTTCATCTAATGTAGAAAGATATGTTACTACTATAAATTGTCCAACTGTTGGTTTTTGCCCAATAACTGCTCCATCACCAAAGTACATTTCGTAAAAACCGTTTGGCGCTTCTCTTAGTCCGTAGAAACGAGAATCATCATTAACTTGTACTGCTTTTGAATATGGCAGAAAAGAATTAAATACTGTCGATGTTCTTGTTTCAAAGACATTTACAACTGCAGTTGATGTATCCATATTAGCATCTGGTATAATATAAATCGGATTATCATTTGAACTTACTATAAAAGATTTTGTTTTAAGAGTACCTTCGAAGATAGGAATATCCGCAGACCCAAGGCTTGTTTTAAAATTATATACTCCATTACCATCATCGCTAGCAAGATACTGTTCAGTAGTATAAAATGTGTAAGTAACATCATCAATTGTAGTATTAAATCTTGAATTAATAGGAAGTGTTGCTGTTGTAGGTCTTCCACTGGCAGTATTATTGACAGAAATATTTACTGTTGCAGAAGCTGAAGTTTTAGATCTTGGTGTATAACCAAGACTTTCAGCAATACTAAGTACACTTCCGCGTAGTTGTGCTGTATTAAGAAAAGCTTCATTTAAAGCAAAGTTGGCAGTCAGACCATTATAATGTGTATTATAGGCAAGAACATCAAGGATTGAGTCAAGAGCCGACGCAGAAAAATCATAGTCTGCAAAAGCGTCTGTCGCCAAGAAATGTGTTTTCAGTGATTCTTTAACTCTAGCAAAGTCAAGTTGTGTTGATTCTATACTAGTTGCCATATTATCTTAGCCTTCTTATTGTTGTCTCTAATGTTACCACCTCAGACGTGTTAATTACTTGGAATTCTACTTTGACCCTAGCGGTATTTCTATCTGGTTGTACATTCGGATTAATTGAAAGTAGTTTCGCACGTGGTTCAAAATTCTGTATTGCAATCTTAATATAATCTGTTAATATGGCATTTGTTTGATCGTCAGCAAGTTCAAAGATTAAACTATTAAGACTACCACCAAAGAACGGGTTAAACGGTTTCTCTCCAAGAGTAGTTAATAACAGATTCTTTACAGCTTGTTTAACTGCAGCCGCATCTGTTTTTTTATACACATCACCAGACGGCTTTTTAGTAAATGTAAGATCCAGGTCAGAGTATAACTTATTCCTAGAAGTCACTAGACTCCTAGTCTGTAAATCACCGTCTTCAGCTGCAAAGTATTTTCTGGCCATTTTCTATCCTAGGGTTTACTATATTTATAACATTTTACCAAGGCTTTCTAAAGCCTTTTTATTTTTTACGAAATCTATAATTATTGACTTGTTGTTCAGTAGCATTTTCCCAACTATCTAAACCGTCGGGTAGTGGTACGTTACGGTCCGCAAATTTAATTCGATTATCCTGGATGTCTAAATAATAACGTTCTTGGCCAAACGCCTTAAGGTTTTTTGTCTTCCACTCCGCTGCCTTGGCATTCAAGCCTTCAGTAGAATCTGATTGTTTAAATGCTTTCTGTTTTGCTTGAGCAGCTTCTTGTGTGTCTTCAAGCGCAAACTTATTTTTGCCAGTCTTGTCATCTTTACCTTCTGATGTAGCAATAAATTTCTGTTCGCCGTCGTAGACTACACTCTTACCATTCGCACTCGCATCTCCGCCCACTGTATCTTTAAGGTGTTCTTCCATTTCTTCTTTAGTATCAAATTCATTGGTAAGATCTTCTGGCTGACCTGAGATTTGGGTATCAGGGGTTTCGTCTTTCTTATCCCCATCGATTTGGCCAGCGTCGTCACCAATTTGTTCTTCGTCTTCACCTTCTTCAGGTTTATCGTCTGTTACTTCATCTGCTGGGTCTTGAATAGGATTCACAGTATCACCAAGCTTCATAAACTCTTTTCCCTGTGAAACGTTATTGAATAGTGTTTCTGTTTCCATTTTAAAGAATGCAGCATAATCCTCTTCAATATTTGGCATAATAACAATGATCTGAACATTCATATCTTCGTTACGTCCTATTGGATCTAATTCATCATAGTCTAAAATAATTTTGTCATACTTTGTTTGTTTCGATAGCCATATAGCAGTGTCGAATGTTTTGTCTTTATCGATAATACCATTAGGCCCAGTAATCTCGTACACGACTGCACGGCCTTTTGTTCTAAGGTCAAGTATACCATCTGGCGTAATAGTTTCTGCTGGTTCTTTTACATAAATCCCTTCAATGATTTCAATATTAAAGTTTTGAAATACATCTTTATTATTACGAATCCGATTCACCAACTTTGCATGTTCACCTAAGTTTCTATAAATCTGCTTTTTCTCTGGAAGGCTTAATGTTGGATCAAGTTTAGAACCATCACCTTTGCCGTAAATAAATTGTGAAAGAGATATACCCTTTGCTACTTCTGTTGCGGGTGTAATAGCTTCTTTAGTATTAGCATCAAATCTTGCATCTGGTTTGACCTTAGCTTGCAAGTTTGGATTAGTTTGAAGTCTTGCTGTTGGACTAGGCGCATTTGCCGATGTACCTCGAGTAGACGTTGTGGCTGTTTTAGGATCTACGGTCATTGCAACACCGCCAGATGGTACTGGATTAGCGTGTTCAGTATTAATAGTACCAGACTGCGCTTGATTGTTTGCAAACTTACCATTATTTCTATGGCCTTCATCTCTCATACGAGCTCTAGTCTCTGATGTAGTTAAGATTCTATTTGTAACACTACCTGTCGCTTTTGATTTGTCGTACGCACCTTTTAAATGATCGCCTTTATCAATGAATATCTTTTGAATACCGTAAGCACCTTTATGAAGATACTGTCTTAGAAGCGCATATGTAGGTTTTGCTGGAGAGT